GGGGTTTTTTATTGCCCCATCACCCCTATAAATACCCCGGGTCCTTCCCAGCCTATACCCTATACGGGTGGCAAAGTCGCAAAACCGCGCGCGGTTCGCAATTTTTCAAACAAGGTTTACTCGGTTGACGCGGTTGACCCCATGGGGCGACTGCGGTTGACCATTTACCCGACAATGGCACTCATGAGGCTTCATAGCCTCCTTGAATGCCTCATAGGGTCCGTACAAGCGTCACAGAGAGGATTTGATGATGCAAATGCCAGATACACAACAGAACGCTTTAGAGGCGCTCTCTCAGGTCTCAAGGCTTTTACTAGCAGATTGGGCGCGTGCCGCTGCAACACAGCCGCAAGGAGGTCAAATCACGATCTCCCATGAATTTATGCTGGGTAAAGTAAAGGCTGAAATGACATTCACAGTTTTAGAAACTGATGTAGGAAACTGAAATGGCTACTGGACTGTCTGTGGCGAAAGCAATTGTTGAAATCGCTCAAGAAAAAAGTTTACCTTCTGTGACAAATCTGTCTTTGCAGCGACTGGCTTATTCTTGTCACGGGTGGTGTTTGGCTTTAACGGGTGAGCCATTGATTGATGAGATCAAAAATCCTTTTGAGGCATGGGACTATGGTCCTGTGATGCCGAGTTTATATCGACAATTTAAGTACCATTCGTCAAACCCATTACCTTCAACACTGCCAATTTTTAAACTGGGAAAACCCTTAAAACCTCGTCAAAGGGAGATCGTTGAAGAGGTAATGACGGTGTTTGGACGAGCAACTGCTGCGCAATTAATCGGTTGGCCCCGTGCGCAAGATGGGCCATGGGATCCAGTTTATCATAGTCAAACTAGTACGGACCCTGAAATTGACGATGCGAATATTGAGGAATATTTCAAATCGTTAAGTGAAAGAATTGAGGAATGTTTCAAACCGTTAGGTGAAAAACAGGATAATAGAGTGGATGCCGTAAAAGCGCCTCAACATACGGCGCTACCCATTCTCACGTTTGGTAGGGTTTTGCGCCATTCTGTCGCAAACCTATTCATTCGTATACTGGGTGGGATTTAGCGTCACATGGCGTGGCGCTAAAGGTTACATAAAAAACGGTGCTCCACCGTAGGGCACCGTTCTAAATCATTGGGAATTTTTTAATTTATTGAATTCCGATACCGTTTCCAATGCCGTATCGTGTATCAATTTTGCGCAATAAGCCCCTTGAAAATTACTTGTCGTTAAAGCTGGGTTCAATGGTTCACTATTGACACAGTTTACTATTCCTTGCGCGATTATCTTTAAGTCTTTTTTCGGGAATGTTGAAGCAGCGAATAAGCCATATTTTTCATTTACAAAAGTATAAGCCCAATCAGCACTGGTCGCTAAACGGTTTTCATCCGTTCCCGCGTGCCAATCTCTCATGGTAACACTGTGTAATGTCCCGCCTGCATACCACGGTTTTTCGGTCTCGGCATCCGTACTTACAGTCGTTTCTACTTCATCATCCGTTGTGAGGTCATATCCAAATAATATTAAAGCAATACATAGGGAAATGAAGAAAAAGCCTGCTTTTCGTTCTCTCGCTTCCTTGCTCGTCCGTAGAGCTTCAATAGCGCCAATCAGTAATAAAACTCCGATTATAATTAAAACAATGCCCATACCTTTACCTTTCAACAAAAGAGGGCAATATGGAGATATAGACAGTTAAGAGTCGAGTCATTTTTTTACACACTTGACATTTTTTTTTCGCGGGTATAGCTTTTGTTTTGAGGCGTCAGAACCTCATTAGTCAGAAGCGGAAACCGCACCCGTTAGCATAGCGGTATTTTTATGCCCGAATTTTATCGGGAGGGCGACGAATACAAGACCCATTTGGGGAATAAGTCCGCCTTACTTCTGAAAGGTTCTGAACCTCCCGATTGCTACGGGCCGTCAGAAGCCCTTTGTGATCGGTTGTTTAACCTGTCAGAAGAGGTGCTTTTATGACCCTATCTATTTTTAATCCCAACGACCTAACGACTGCGCAGGATAATGAGCCGCGCATCAAGGATATTATCCTTGCCGAAGGTCTTGGCTATGAACGTCCCCGTGATGTTCGTAAAATCATTGAACGTTATTATAGCGAACTTACAACCTATGGAACNGCGCGTCATTCGGGGAAATGAGACTAAAGAATATTACCTCAACGAAGAACAAGCCCTCCTTGTCTGCATGTTTAGTCGGACTCAAAACGCTGCTAAGGTCCGCAAGGCTTTGATTGATGTCTTCATGGCCTATCGCAAACAAGCACTCACCACGCAGGAAGTCGAAGCATTCAACGAACAGCCTTTAATGCCGGGGGCTGTTGCGCCCGCGNGCATGGGCCAACGTCATGCGAGAATTGCGGTTGTCGTTTGGTAAGGAAATGGCGCAAGACTTTTATCATTCAACGCCACTGCCTATGGCAACGGGTCATATTAGCCCGCAAATTGCGCCTTTGATCGAAAATGGAAAAGAATGTCTTAATCATCTTTTGAACGCACGGTTTGGACCGCGTGGTCGTTACACTGTGCAGGAAATGATTGTGCAAAGCCATAAAATCCATTCTGTGGCCCATTTCTTGGCAGAAGGCGGTATTCGGGTCAACCCCCCTGAATATGAAGGCTATGTTGCAATCAGCTATGATAACCCTCGATTGTTGCGGGCTTTTGCACTAACCAAATGGGCACCAGATTGGGGGACGCCTTTACTTGCCGTTCAGGGGGCGCTTATGGACTATATCCGGTTCCATAAAAAACAACGCCGCCGCGCAGTCCTTATCCCGATATATTATGTGGAGGGCGCGTAATGACACAGTTCATCAAGCCAATGCTGGCAAGCGCTCGGACCGATACACAGTTAAAAGACCTCTTTAAAGCAGGGGGAACATTCTATGCTTATCCTAAATTGGATGGTGTGCGTGCCACAATTCAAGGGGGACGTGTTCTTTCCCGCTCGTTAAAGCCAATTCATAATCACTATATCCAAAAATGTTTAGGTCATGAAAAGTTAGATGGCTTAGACGGCGAATTGATTATCGGCGCGGCTAACGACAAAGATGTGTTTAAAAAGACCAGTGCGAATGTACGCCGTATTGAAGGGGAACCAGATTTTTCATTCTATGTATTCGACCATATCGGCCTATCTGGGTCGCTTGAAAAGCGGAGCGCTTACCTACAGCAATTTGAGGGACAGGCGCATATTAAAATTTTGCCCTTCACGAAACTATCAACCTACGCAGACTTACAAGCCTATGAAGACGATAGTCTCAAGGCTGGCTATGAAGGTGTGATCTTAAGAAATAAGAAAAGCATTTATCGTTCGGGTCGAAGTACGCGCGATAACGCTATGGTCAAAATCAAACGCTTCAATGATGCAGAAGCAAAAATCATAGATCATCAGCCCTTGAAAGAAAACGGGGGTAAGCTGGGTGCGTTCTTATGTGAAGAATTAAATTCCGGCGTTCAATTCTCTGTCGGAACGGGGTTTAGTGACCAAGAACGAACGCATTTGTGGCAAATCAGAAACAGACTTTGCGGACAAATTATCAAATATAAATATTTTGAAATCGGAATGGACCGCGCACCGCGTCATCCTGTTTTTCTTGGTTTTAGAGATCGTAATGATTTATGTGGAGGGCGTGTAAGATGATGAATACGGATCAATTAGTCGAAGAGATTGAAGCAGAAACCATACATCTTGATTGTGCGATTAATTTGCTCAATACCTTTGATGAAATTAACAATAATGACCATGTGGCCTATTTGTTAAATCAATTGCGTGCGCATAATAATAAAATTCAAGAGTCTCTTAGCCAAATGAGCAATTCAAATGAGCAATTGAAGGTAGTGTCATGGGTAAACTGAGTGATTTAAGGTCTTTAACCAAGGGGTTTGACCCTTAAACTTTAATGGAGGCTTTATGATTGGTACGCAGACAGATTATGCTAATCATATTGGTAAGTCGAAGCAGTATGTGAATAAGCTGGTGAAGAGCGGGAAAATCTCGCTCCGTCCGGATGGGAAAATTGATTTTGCAGAAGCAGATTTTACCCTAAATCGTATCGCAGACCCCGCCCGCGCTCCGCAGGTTGCGACCCCGCAGCCTTCCCCCATTGCGCCCACGGACCTTTTTGATAGTCCTTCTATGCAGACAGAGGTTGCACCGTCATTTGCGGATGTGAAAACAGCAAAAGAAGGCTATCAGGCGAAAATGGCAAAGCTCCAGTATGAGCGGGAAATTGGCAAGCTGGTGAACAAGAAAGACCTTGANGCGGTCAATCCGTCAAAGAATAGATGCGCTCCCTGCGTTTGCGGGGGAAATTTTCGCCTTAGTGCAAGATGGCGGGTCTGAAATTGATGTTCGTAAATTCTTAAAATCCCGTGTTCACGAACTCGAAGAAACGATCTCAGAAAACTTAGCAGAGGCAGGAAATGGAGCAAGTCAGCAATAGCGCTCATGACATTGTGTTCAAAGCGTTAAGCGAGACCCTTGCCCCTGATCCGATTGTAAAACCCAGCGAATGGGCACGCGATACGATGATTGTTGCGGATGGTCCTAAGGCTGGTGAAAAATGGGACCCGTCCCTTACCCCTCAACTGATTGAAATTCTGGATTGTTTATCGTTTGAACATCCTTGCAATCGGATTTCGGTTCGCAAAAGTCATCAAGTCGGCTTTACAGAAGTCCTCAAGTGCGGGGCTGGTAATCTGATTGTGAATACGCCGACCCGCGCGATGATCGTCTTTCCAACGATTAACGCGGTTCAGGATTTTAACCGCGAAAAGCTTCAGCCGACCATTGAGGCAACGGCGGNCTGAATGGATCAACGGCCCTATCCAAAGCTTTCGCGGGCGGGTCGATTGTTCTGACAGGCGCAAATAGTGCGGCGGACCTTCGATCTAAGACTGTGAAGGTTGCGTTTTGCGATGAAATTGACGAATGGCCCCTTGATCTGGACGGTCAAGGTGACCCGATGGAGATGGTGGACGCCCGTCAAACTTCTTTCCATGCGACAGGGGAATATAAAAAGCTTGAGGGGTCTACCCCCACAATCAAAGGCTCCTCACAGATTGATGAGGCTTTTGAGGAAGGGGATCAACGTCATTACAATGTTCAATGCCCGCACTGTGGGACGGAACAGAAATTAGAGTTCGGATCAAAAGACACAAAACACGGTTTAAAATTCAATAAACAGCCGCCCTATAATGCCTATTATGTGTGTGTTGAAGGCTGCGTTATTGAGCATCATCACAAAAGAAAAATGGTGATGAACGGGCGGTGGATCGCCGAAAGACCAAATGAGGGACGCCACCCGAGTTTCCATCTGGATACCCTCACATCGCTCTTGACCACATGGGATAAGCTGGCAGAAAAGTTTTTAAAAGCAAAGGGTAAGGCGCGAAAGTTAAAAGCGTTTGTGAACCTGTGGCTCGGTCAAAGCTGGGAGGAAAAAGGCGAGGTTCCTGAATGGAAAACCTTACTGTTACGCCGTGAAAGCTACCCAGCCCGCACCTTACCTGTTGGGGCGCTCGTTATCACTTGTGCGGTTGATGTGCAAATGGATGGGCTGTTTTATGAAGTCCTTGCCCATGGTCGGGACGGCAAATCATGGTCAATTGATGTCGGATTTCTGACAGGGGCTACGGCTGATCCCAAAGGCGATGTGTGGAAAAAGCTAACCGATGTTTATAATCGTGAGTATCCCGATGCTTACGGCAATAAATGGCCTGTGGACCTGATGGGCGTGGATAGTGGCTTTAATACCACCGCCGTTTACGCATGGGTGCGGCGCTTTCCGAAAGCCNCTCACCGAATGATGTGGATGTGACGTTTAAAGGTAAGAAAAAGCGCCGTGGGTTAAAAGTCTGGCATGTCGGTACATGGTCTTTAAAGTCTGAACTCTATGCTGATTTACGCAAAGAAGGCCGCCGTGATGGTCAAGAGTTAGACCCTGAGGGCTATTGCTATTTCTCCGATGCTATTCATGACGACGTGTATTTTAAGCAGCTCACAGCGGAATTTCTAAAAGACGTCATGAGCAAAGGCCGAACGCGGCGGGAATGGGTCGCAAGTGGCCCAAACCACTATCATGATTGTCGGGTTTATAACATGGCCCTTGCGGAACATCTTGGCGTTTCCGTCATGACAGAAACGGACTGGATTAACCTATCCGCCATTCGAACTGCGCCGCCTGAAAACGGGCAAGTCGATATGCTGGATACGTTGCTCAAACCAGAAATGACAGACACGACACCGCAACAAGATACACACACAAATCAAGATAATTATTTAGATGACTATGTTGATAGAGACTGGCTGGAGGACTAAATGGCTTTTGCACACAGTGACTTAGACGCCATTGATAATGCGATTAAAAGCGGTGAACTCACGGTTCGCTTTGAAGACACGCAAGTGACTTATCGCTCCATGGATGAGTTAATCAAAGCGCGAAACTTGATTAAAGCGGAACTTGGGGTCAAGCACCGTGTGACCTCCAGTGTGGCAAGCTTTGAAAGAGATTGAAATGGCAGGTTCCTTCCTAGATCGTGTAATCGAACCGTTTTCCCCGTCATGGGCGTTGAGACGACA